TCCTGCGGTCGATGTGATTCTTCTGACCGGTTGTTGACACCTGTGAACGAAGCTGCGCCAACGTCCGTCGATTCAAAACGAATACAGGATTGTATCCAGTCTTGAGTTTCCCAGTGAGAAGAATCACATCGACCGCAGGAATTACGCCAGCAGTTCCAGTCGTTCCCGTCTGGGTTGCTGCCAGAATAATTGCGTTCTGCATGAATCCTTCGGGCTTCTTGAAGGCATCGCCAAGAACAAACCCGGCACCCTCACCAAAACCAAAAGCTTCGGCCGAGTCAGATGCAATTTCCGAATCCATATCGAAAGCAGCATCCATCAGCATGTCCTTGGTAATGGGAGACGTGTGAGTCTGGCGGTACGGAGTCACGGTGACCGATTCGTACTGAGAAACACTATCGGCACCAGCCTCTGCTTCACCTTCATACGTTGCAGTAGGAATACTGCTCCGAATTGCCATCTCCATCGACTTGCTACTGATAGTTCGGACCCTGGCGATCGAACGAATTGGATCGATTTCAACAATCTTCTTCATAATCTGATTGTCAAGTTCGCTCGGTGCAAGAATTCCACCATCAACAGCAGAATCAGTTCTGAGCAAAACCTTTTGCTCAGGAGTCATAGAGTTTTCGCCACCCTTGCAAAAAATATTGAGTGACTTATACTCTTCAGACTTTTTGTAACTTTCAGGATCATCAGCGTGCTGTCGATCAATTCCACGAGCGACTTCTGTTTCCAGATCAGTAATTTGCGCCTTGAGTTCTACTCGCTGCTTCTCATCAGCTTCCTTTTCCTCAGTACGCGCTTCTTTCAGCTCTTCAATTGCTCGCTCATGATTCTTACCGGCCTGTTCCACCAGAACAAGCTTCTGGTTCTTCTCTTCGTAACCGTCAAGAACAGTGTTGATCCGATCCATCTTATCGGGATCAGCAAAGGCTTTCTTCTCAACCTCCTTGCGAAGTTCAGAGACAGCCTCCATTACTTCTTGATTCGTTTTTTCGTCAGCCATTTCTTGCTCCTGTTCAAAGTGTTTCGGTTTACTTCACCATTTTCAATTCAGAATCAGCATCCCGCTGACCCATAGCAGAATCCCTCTGCCATCAAAGTCGTATCTTACTCAACTCTCCAAGTATTTCCATGTTCGTTGTTGGTTCACGCAATCCATTGAACTTACTTGCCAGTTCCATGGCTGCTTTCTTAGAGAACGCACCGCTATCAATAAGCACGCGCTCCAAATCTCTGCAAGTGAAATTTTTGATCTCTTCCACTCCGAAAAATCTCTTATCATCAGCGGTAAACGGTGAAACCAATCCCATCTTTGCGTAATAACGTTCAATATGACGGATGGAATCTTCCATATCTTCCTGTGGGATACCGACCGCATTATTAATCAGATCGTTAGCCACTTTAAAAACTGCTCTCGGAATTACCACTAGTTTTTCATCCATAACATCAGCGATTTGCATTTTATAACCATCGTAACGTTCAAGCCTGGTTTCGTCCAACCAAATAAAACCATTTCGATAGTCATCGCTAGGAGACTCTTTGGATTCCGTCAGAATTTTTATTCTTTCCTTGGCAGCAGCCACATTCCAAGCGGCAAGGCGTGGCGCAAGCGGCAAGTCCTGAAATTTAATGACTGCTTTAACTTCAGTCATAACAGCGTCTTTATTTAGCGGTTCATCAACAATGCTGCCTTCAATAATGTCAGCTTCATAAATTTCACGGAAACCCTTTGTCAGATTATCCTTCAACGAAATAAATCCGATTGAGAAATCACTAAGAACACCTTGGAGCGCCAAGGAATGGGCTTCGCGTCCTAGTTGGGTTCCAAGATTTATTTCACCACGACCAAACAAACCACGATCATCTTCACGAACAGACTCGATCGGGAACCCACCGATGGTCCGACCATGGTGATCTTTCAATCTAATTGGACGAGCGCCTCTATCTTTATGGTCTGCAATTGATTTTAGGAACGCGCCTTTGTGGAAACGATCGGGAACACCATACCTACCGCCACGGTCTGGAGTCCACGCAGCGATGTAACCTTCAACGATACCAATGTCAACGCCGTTACGCGTGTCTGCCTTGATATCGCAGATTTCACCACCAAAGTTTTTAGTTTCAAACATCAGCCGATTCCTTTATGGGATCAAGTTCTATCTGTTCCACTTCATCCAAAATATCTTTCTTAGTAATGGGCGGCACATCAATAACTTCGATCTCACCATCGCCCCAAGCAAATTTAGACCCAGGCATCAGTAAGACTCCACAGTTATGACTCTTCTTTTGATAAATTCGCCCTTCACTTTTCTGACAATCACATCTTCTTCTATCTCAACAACTCTGTACTTCATTCCACGCTTAAATAGAAATTCCGACTGTTCAGTTTCTATAAACAAAGCATTGGTGCCTTTCTTGGCTTGCATCCTCAACATTGTAGCGCCCTCTGTCACTTCAGACGACGCAGTAAGCAATTCAGTTTGTGATGTTAAGAAATCAGAAGCAACGTGTCGCTCACCAGTCCAGCTGCCAAATCCTTTGTCTGTGAATTTAGATCCGACCTTCAGATTCAACCTTCGCGCTTCGATTCCTTCCATTCCACGGAATACAGTGGTTGTTTCTTCCATCTTACCAAGAGCAACAGCATCATCGATCATTGCTATTTCTTTTTTCAACTTGGTAGTAATCTTTTTACCGTTTCTGGTCTTGCCAAATCTCATCAGACTATTTATATCGTCAGAATTATCAACATAGTCATCGACAGATCTGATTACGTTATTGAAATTTATTTTCTCAGCGGGATTAGCCATAGCGTTATCAACTATAACATCATCAAATGTTTTGAGCTTTTTAAATTTCTTCCTTGCCCCATCCTTACCACGGGCGAGCGTATTCTTTTGAAACTCAGGAGATTTACTGGCTTTGGGTAGCGTGCTTTTAATCCTGGGCGTAACTTTGGGTTTGGGAATTGTCTTTGGCGCTTTCTTAACCGTAGTTTTGGTAAGTTGGCGCATGGCAGTCCTTGGTGCCACGCCCATTTGTTTGGCTTTCGCTTTCACTTTCTTTGCAACTTTCTTGATATCATAAGTGGCAGAGCATCTGCAATTGATTACGTTACCAGCCGACGCTCCCATGCTCGTATCACCAGGAAATTTTAAACTTTCACCGCTAACTTTAAATGGTTTGTCGATTGAAACCGTTTGGTTTGCGGTTTGGTGGTTAAATTGCGTGCTGCCACCGCCACGAACAAGACTATCAGCCATGTTCGACCAGGTTTTCGTTCCTTTACTTGCCCCACCACCAGCCAGAGACGGTTGTTCGCCCCTCAAAATTTGGACTTGCGTTATTTTCGCTGCTTCAGCGGGAGCGTTTGTATTCAAGCGAACGATTCCAGTCGCTCGACCGTTCATAGTTGTACGAAACATGGCTCCAGTTTGGCTGGCGACGTTCACAGGGATAACACCAACGCCTCCAGGTTTCCTGGCGAGCTTTTTGACTTCAGCCAAGGCACGTTTGGCTTCCTTCTTTGTTGTTTTCGTAATTTTGCCAGCGATATCAGCCGCTTTAACTTTGAAATGCCGATCCACAACGATTGGAACCTTTGGCACTTTCTTTCTGGCTTTAATTTCAAGGTCGTCGTAGTAAAAATTCTTCTCACCAACAGGAACCAATTCCTTATCCAACTCTTGAAGAACCATCGTGTTAATTCTGGTTGCAAAAATCTCTCCAACCAAAGTGTAATGGGAATTAAGAATAGACTCAAGCTCAAGTCCAGATGCGTAAAAGTCTTGGACGTCACCAGTTTTACGTATGGATTGCTCCAACTGTGTTGCGATCTTGTTATGGAACTTATTTATTATGGTTCTGAGGCGCCGTTCCAACATTAACTTAATGTTGAGGTCGATGGCTACGGCTTCTGGTGTAAACTGACTAGACGGCATCCACATCCTCTATAACATCAGGGTCGTTGTCGTCCAAAAAGTTATCTGTGCCAGCGGGGATTAGGTTTGCGGCCTTCAGAATTACGTCGCCACCATCGTAAGGCTCTCGATTCATTAACGCGCGGATCTCATTATCAGATTCAACACCAATGCGTGCTCGTTTTGCAAGTTCATCATTCCTTCGAGTAACCAGCGCACTAATCTGATCCGGATCAAAGGTAATCTTAGCACGGTTTAGGTCCAAACCATAACGAGGTAGCAAAGATGAAGATAGCCCACCAAAAATTCTTCGAGACAGAGGGATCACGGCGTCATCGTAAAGTGCCAACTTGCCTTCGCGGTAATTGTTGAGAGTTTGGCGCTCGTCCGTTACAAGTGGGAGCGGAACATGGTACTGCAACGTAACTGATTTAACCGCCATCTTTTGCAAGTTGGCAAAATCCATGTCTCGATTGTTAATTCCAACTTCTTTGATGCTTAGATCGCCGCCAGCGGTAACTCCAATTTCACCAGCGTTACTCGATCCACCATACTGTGCTCTAACTCTGGCCTTCGCTGCTTCAAAATCTTCGTCGTCCATGTCGGCGTCGAAGTGAAAGATAAGAGAAACGCGTCCACCCTTTTCCAAGATAGAAACATTGTGCGCTCCACCAAGGATATGTTGGCGCACTTCTTTGGATGCTGCCATAAGTGGAGACTGGCCACGCAAAAGTGAGTTATTCTTGGTAGAGTAATTTCTGATTTGTACTAATTCGCGCAAGCGCCCATCCAAATATCTCAAAAATTTGTTTTTAGTTTCTGGATGGTACACGCCAGCAAGAGTATTGCCTGAAACTTGAATTGAACTAGCGTATCCGCCTTGTCCCTCTGGAATGGTGGCACTTTTTACGCTAATCGGCTCAATCGAAAGCGCCGGACGGTTGACTCCTCCCAATGCGATGAACATTGTCTCGCCAGTTATCAGATACTCCTTGGCGAGCATCTCAAAGAAAAGTTCACGAGAATAATACGGCGATGGGTGGTTAAGTAAATCCAAAACTGGATGCACGTCCACCATCTTTCCATCTATAAGAAGCATTGGCTCCAAGACAGCAAAATTATCAGCAATCATGTTAATTGGAATGCTCACTGCTGTTGATTGCTCGTACAAAGCAAGTGCTGAGGCTGGAGTCGATGCTTCGCCGCCACCAAACATCAAGAAACTACCCATAGCTTCAGATGTACCAAGAGCATAACTCTTGGTTTCAACTTTCCTCTTTACCCAAGGTAATCTCATTACCACTCCACAATATTGCGCCTGCGCTCAGCGCGCCGTCGTTTGTCTTTCCAGAAAGCGTATCTCATGCCGAGGATCGCCATAAAATTAGTTAACCATCTCATTTTTAGTCTCGATACAAGTACAAGCCAAATGTTGCAGCGGTTCCTTGGTTAAGAACACCAACACCACCACCTGTAACTTCAAAATCTGTTTTTGATTCCAGTCTAACCGGCGGATTGATAACCGCGCACTCAGAATCTTCGTCGCCAATCGTCAACAGTAGTTGAGTACGAGAAACATCAGGCGCAGAAATTGTGGACTTACGTTGTCGGAAAGTCACCGATGTTCCAGCCGCTGCT